TCTTATATTATCACACATTTTTTATATCTATTATTATTATTAATATTTATCAATTTTTATTTAATTATTATACCAATAACTTAAAATTATATATTTTATAATTAATCTTCTTAACAATGTTATAAATAAATTTAAAATAATATATATAATGGATAAAATAATAAAATATTCTGACAGTGATAAGATAAAGAATAAGTATAATTTAAAATTAGTTAATGAATTTATTAAATATTATAATTTTATTTATACAAATCAAGATTTATTAGATAAATCTCCTAAAGAGATATATTATAAATTAGCTAATATTGTTAGAGTTATACAAATAATATCTGGATATAAAAATAAAATAAATATTGAAGAATTGCCAAATGTTAAAAAAATAAAATATATAGGTGATAAAACAATAAATAGAATAAAAGAAATATTAGAAACCGGGAAATTAAGTGAAATTATTAATATTAAAAATAAAGAAAAAGTTATAAAAGAATTAATTAAAATACATTCAATAGGTTCAAAAAGAGCAATTGAGTTATTTAATAAGTATGATATTAAGAGTATAAATGATTTGAAAAAAAAATTTAAAAAAGGTGAAGTTAAATTAACATATCAACAAGAATTAGGTTTAAAATTTTATGATGATTTAACTAATAAAATACCAAATATAATAATATTATCATTTGAGGTATATTTACAAAAATTAGTATATAATATTGATAGTAATTATTTAATAGTATTATGTGGTTCATTTAGAAGAAATAAACCATACTCTCATGATATTGATATTTTAATAACACATAAAAATATTAAAAAAATAGAACAATGTAAAAAATACTTAAGTGAAATATTAAAATTATTAAATAATTTTATAGTTGGAGATTTAATAATTAATTATAAAAATCACTTTCAAGGATATGCTTGTTTTAAAAATATTCTTAAAAAAAATTATAAAACAGATTTTAATTTAAACTCAATTATTAGAGTTGATATTATTGTTGTTCCAGAAGAAAGTTTTTTTACAGGATTATTACATTTTACTGGAAGTGGTAGTTTTAATAAAAAAATGCGTAATATAGCCAAATCTAAAAATATGAAATTAAATGAATATTCTTTAACAAAAAATAATAAAAAAATTAAAATTAAATCAGAAATTGATATATTTAAACATTTAAATATGGACTATGTTAAACCAGATGAAAGAAATTAATTATACTTTACTAATAGTTGAATTATCCAAAGAACCTAAACTCCATGGTGTTAAAAAGAAATTAGGAATATTAGTAACTGTTTGATTTAAATAATCTGGATATTTATTTTTCATATTAATATCTAATATTGTAATATTATCATTAATTAATTTTATGTTATTATAATACGAATAAAAATTTTCAGAACTTTTAGAAAGTAAATTTAATGCTTTTGCTTCACCACTTAAACCAAAATATGTTTTAGCATATAATACATCATTTATATAATGTAATTCACTTTTATCACTGTTGAATTTAACTTCATATTTAAAGTATCCTTTAATATTATAAAAACCATATACTCTTGTATCATAATCATTTGTTAATGTAGCAGATAAAAATTTCAATTCAGCTCCTTCTGTAGGTGATGAACCATAAAATAAATTAACTTCAAAAGACCATTTCCAATCATCAGTATCACCGGTTCTTCCAAAATTAAAATAAGTTCTTGAATTATTTTCATCTAAATATCCTTCAAAAGAAAAGGAACCATTTGTTAATACATTATCAAATACCACTATTCCATCATCATCATTTTTCATTTTTAAATAATATTCATATTTTAAACATTTTTGATTTTTACAACAATTTCTAAATTGTTTATAAATATTATCTTTTTGTATTTTTATTGTATCACCACAAGGATTTTTTTTAGAACATTTACAACAACATTTATTATTACACATTAATAATAATTATTATAAAAAAAATTTAATATCTTAAATTTATAGATTAGTTAAATATCTTTGGCTCACGTTGTAACCAATGAAAACACTTACAACCATGTAGAACTCAAGAGTGCTAAAAGCATCAGTGACAGATCCAACACTTTCCATAGGTCTAAATGAAGGTTCAAGTAGTTTTACCATTAGAACATAAACAAGAACTGAGATAACTGCTACAATAATAGAGTATTTAAAATTGATATCCATCATTATTTATATATAATATACATATATATAAAAATAAAAATAGAAATAAATAAATTAAATTATATATTTTTATTTTTATTTTTATTTTATGTTTTTAAATGTATATATTTTAATTAAACTATATTAAATAAAATTATTTATATTATAATAAAAATTGATTTATTTGTATTATAAGTATTTATATTTTCTATAATGAATTCAAAAAATAATTTTAAGTTTGATGATATTAATATTAATATTAAAGAAAAAGTTATTAATGAACTATATGATAAAATAGATGTAAAAGATTATCGTTTTTTATTAATAAAAAACAGTGATAATATTATTGATATAAAAAATTCAAAATATTATGTATCCGCAAATTATGGCGGTATACCATCATTCTTAATATTTTTAAAAATAAATAATGAGTTTCATTGTTATTTAATTGATCGAAGAAGTATAAGCTTTGAACGAACATATTTAAGTAAAAATAATAATTTTAATTTAAACAATGTTAGAATGACTAAAGTTAATATTTCAGTTGATATTAAATTATATGATGGAACAATTTTTGATTGTTGTTTAGTTGACAGAGTTAATAATAAAAATGTTTCAAATAATAAAATTAATTATTTTAATAATAATAATAATAATAGAAAATTGCAAATTATTATAACTGATGTGTTTTATTTGTGTAATAAAAATTTATTATCATATAATTTTAAAAACAAAATATTTAATTTAACATTATTTTTAAAAAATAATTATATTAGTAATGTTAAAGATAATATTGAATTAAATATAACTCCAGTTTATGAATTAAATCAAATAAAAGAATTATTTACTCATTATCATAAACATTTTGGAAATATATTAAATATAAAAGGTATTGTATTATATCCTAATATATCATCTGTTAAATTAATATATATTTATAATCAAGATGATAATAGTGTAAAGGAAGAGTTAAATGATATACAAAAAGAAATAATAAAAAGAGAAACAAAATTAGATATAAATAATAATTTAAATTTAGAAAATATTAAAAAAAATATTAAATTTGAGTTGAGTGATATTTCAAATAATGAAAATATTGTATTAAATTTTGAGGTCATTAAAAATGATAAAATACCTGATATATATTATTTATATGGTTTATATCTAATAAATAATAAAATTTATAAAAAAAAGTCTGGAATAGCATATATACCTGATTATAATACAACATTAAAATGCAAAAATATGTTTTTAAATAAAAATAAAATAATTATAGAATGTTTATTTTATCCTGAAAAATCTAAATGGATACCTATAAAAGTATCTGAAATACAAAAAATACATATTATTAACAATGACAAAAGATTAAAAATAATTGAAGAAAATATTATTGACAATGATTAATATTTAAAAATATTTATTTATAATAAATATTAAAGCATAATAAATATTAAAATTTCATGAATGATGAAACCAGCAAAGTTTTAAGTAATGAAAATCTTATTGAATTAAATAAAATATATAATAATAAAAGTGATATAGAAACATCAACTGTTATGCATTTAGAAACATATTCAATGTTAAATAATAATATAATTTTAGATTATGATGAAAATATTGATTTTAATGATATTGAAAATAATTTGGAAATAAATAATATTAAAATAAAAGAAGAAAATAATTTTAATTTGACAGAGTATTTAAGAAATAAAAAAGATAATTATTATGTAAATTTTATTTTTCAGATATTATTACATATAATTTTATTATCAATATTTGAAACTTTATTATTTTTTAAGTATATATCAAAAATAGAGCAAGAAATTTTTATGGAAAAAATAAATGAATATTTAGTAATTGTTTCAGACCAAGAGATTAAACATAATTTAATAGACAATTTAAATTTTTATATTAATTACCAATTAAATGAACCTAAATTTGAAGAATATATTTATGGTTTAGAAGATGAATATTATAAGGGTATGGAAAGAAGAGATAATTATAATGATGAATTAGAAAAAAAATCATATAATGTATCAATAGTTATTTCAACAATATTTATTGGTTTTTTAAGTTTATGTTTTTTGAGATATAAAATTAGATTACCTAAAATGTTATTTGAAAATTTTGTTTTAATGACTTGTATTATAATTTATGAAGTGTGGTTTCTTTTAGTTATTGCTTTAGATTATAAAACTATTACTAGTAATGAATTATTTTATATATTTGTTACTTGTATAATAAAAGAAAGTGATGAAAATTATGAAAATATTAATATTGATTATAATATAACTAAATTATGTCCTTTATAAAAATTATAATTCTTTGATGAAATATTCTTTTTTAAAATATATTTTTTTTTATTTTTTATTGAATAACCAATAAAATAATCATTTCTTTCTTTAATAATTTTAAAATAATAATAACATTTTGTGGAAAAAATATAATTAAATTTTTTGATAATCATTTTTTAAAATTTCATTATTAACACCTGATAATAATTGAGGATTTGTTGTTGTTTGATATTTAGAATATCCATCAGCCATTAAATTATCATATGCCTGCCAAATAGTTGTTCCAAATTTATTCAAATCACAAGTTCCACCTGTTCTACATTCATTAATTCTATCAACCGCATTTACACCAACATTTGAATCTTGATTAGAAACTTTTCTATAATCAGCAAAATTTTCAATATTACTATTAATTAATTTATTTTCAATAACGGCTTGAGTGTCTTGTTTCATTTGTTCTGGAGTTAATGTAGCATTAGTTTCAGTTAAAAAATTACAAGTAACACAATCTTTATTATCATGATGTTTAATTGATTCATTAGAAACTTTAAAAACATCTAAATTATTTTCACAATTATTAAATCCAATTAATTTGTCTTCATAACAAGGACACTCAATTTGATGAGTGTATAGTTTTTTAAATTTATCATAATCAATATTATCAACATTTAATAAATTATTTCTTCCAATTAATTGAAAATCAACACTATTTTTAACATCTTGTTGATTATTATTATCTTGTCTCATAATAATATCATTAGTAATTTCATTTTCTTCAGAATAATATTCATTTAATATATCATTAGCTTCATCAATTTCTTGTTGAATATTACCTCTAACAGGCATAAAAGTTTCTGTTTTATCTTGTTTATTTTGAGTAATGTAATATAATACTACAATAAAAGCAATAATTATTAAAATACAAGTTTCATTCATTGTTTTATATATAAATATTATATATTTTATTATTCTAAATATAAATTATAGTCATTTTGTATTATAAATATCTAATAAAAACATTCCACCATAAATTAAAAAACCTAAAACTAAAATAATTACTAAAAAAAGACCTTGGTAATAATATGGATTATACATTATATATATATATATATATATATTATTCTAAATATAAATTATAGTCATTTTGTTTTATAAAAAACCAAATAAACCAAACTATAGATAAACCAATAATTGTGCTTATAAAAATTTCATAAAATTTTTCATTATTCATTATAATTATAATATTTAATTTTTTAATTTATACTTTTTTTAATAATTATTTCAGTTTTAGGACTTTTTATATTTAAAATAAACATTCCAATTATTACAATCAAACTAACCAAAACAATATTTACTTTCATTTATAATATTATATTATATTTTTTATACATACGGAGCTTCAACATTAATATCATCAACTTTTGTTAAAATTTTATCTCTATTATTTATTTCTTGATAATTACCTAATGATTTATAATTAGAAACAAATTTATCCTTTTCATTATTTTCCATAATTATATTGTTTTTTTCCATTTGCATTTGATTTAAATAATTTATTTTATAATCAATTTCATCTTGCATTATTTTTTGTCTTTCATTAACTGAACTTAATTCATCTATTATACTAACAAGTTCATCTTTATTTATATGATTTATAAATTCTTTTTCTTCTTTTTGTAATTTAACTTTTTTATTTAAATTATTAAAATTATAGTAACAATAACATATAATTATTGTAATGATTATAATTAATAAAAAAATCATTAGAGAATTTGGTTTAATAAAACTTTCATATATTCCTCCTTTAGTTTTTGGTGTATTATTTTGTTCAGCCAATTTTTTAAAATAATTATCAATTCTTTTTGACAGTAAATTATTTGACATATTATTATAAAATAAAGTTATAAAAATATTTAATTATATAATTCTTAAAATAATATTATAGCATGTTTCAAAATGAAGATTTGTCAAAAGAAATAAATTTTTTAAATCATATTGGTGGAGGGTCATTTGGTTCAGTTTATGTTTGTAAAAATAATAACAATAAAATTGTAGCTATTAAGTGTGAAAAAAAAGAAAATAAAACATTATATAAAGAATTTAAATTTTATAGCAAAATATTTAATATAAAAAATTATTTAAATAAAACTGAAAAAGAAATTATAAAAGATAATGATAAAGATAAGAACTATATAAAGATTTTTGAATATTTAAAACAAAATAATATGCTCTCAATACCAGAAGTAATATCAATAAATTTACTTAAAAATGATATTATTGTTCCACAACCATATTCTTTTTATAGTTGTGAAGATTATGATTTTTTAACTATGGATTTATGTGGTGATAATATGGAGGATATTGTTAAAAATTATAATTTATCTGAAAGATGTAAATATTATATTGCTTATAAATTATTATATTTAATGGCTTCATTACATAGATGTGGAATAATGCATAGAGATATGAAATTAGCAAATTTAGTTTTGAATGATAAAATTTCTAATGTAGAACCCAATAAATTAAAATTAATGTTAATTGATTTAGGTTTATCAAAAGAATATTATACATACAATAATAAAAGTATTAATTTTGTTAAACCTGAAAAATATTCTGGTATTATGGGAACACTTAGATACATTAGTTTAAATATTCACGAATATAATTCTCCTACAATTATTGATGATTTAATTAGTATGTGTTATATGCTTGTTAATATTTTTACTGGAAAATCTTTACCTTGGTCCGGACATTTAAAAGACGATGAAGCATTTAATAGACAAAAACACAAACATTCTAAATGTAGATGTAGATTTCATGAAAATTTTATTAATGAAACTACTAAAATTAAAAATACAATTGCTGAAGTTAAATTTCATTACCCTCTTGAAAAATTATGCGGAAATTATACTTTTTTACATAAATGGATTAAATATTTATATTCTCTAAATTTAAAACAAATGCCAAGTTATAAACAATTATTAAAAATATTAGTTGATAATACACCAAAATTTGATAAATTACAATTTGAATTTATTAAAAAAAATAAAAAATAAAATTAATAATGTGTAATTCTTCTCCTGGCCCTAATAACTTTGTTTTTTTTTTCAGTTTCCATTTCAATTTCTGTTTTTGTTTTACTATTATTAATAACATTTAATCTATTATCTACTAATTTACTTTTATTATTATTAGTTTTTTCTTCATTATTATTTTTTTTATTATTATTTTCTTCATCATTACTATTTGTTTCATTTTTTAATTTATTTAATAATACTAACATATTACTTTTTTTTAATTTTTCATCTAACTCTTTTATTTTACATTCATTCTCTTTTAACACAATATTTTTTTTGAATATATCCAATGATAAATTTTCAATCTCCAAATTCAAATTATTTATTATTGTTTCTTTTCTACCTATTTCTTTTCTTAACATATCTTCAATTTTATTAATCTTTTTATTATTAATATTGTGATTATTAATATCATTACTATTATTTTCATTATTATTAATATCATTATTATTAATATCATTACTATTATTTTCATTATTATTAATTTCATTACTATTATTTTCATTATTATTAATTTCATTATTATTAATTTCATTATTATTAATTTCATTATGTTCATTTATTTTATTACTATTAGTTTCATTGTTTTCATTTATATTATCAATATTATCTATAATATCATTAACAACATTTTTAATTGTATTTTTATTTTTTTTATTTTTGCTTTTAACCATATAAAGATTAATTATAAATATAAAAAAAAATTTAAACTTAATTAAAAATCATCATCAGTATAAAAATTAATAGATGTATTTTTTAAATCTTTACTATAAGCACTTTGATATTCAGTTGGTCTAACTTCATGAAAATTTGTTTTTGATGTAATACCAATACTATCCATCCAATTAAATGGATTTTTTGATTTATATAATTTATTATTTCCCAAACTTACTAAAAGATCATCACCAACATATTCAATATATTTATTCATTAATTCTGCATTTAAGCCAATTAATTTATTATCAATTGTATTGTTTGTAAATTCTTTTGTAATTTCAACACATTCATTAACAATTTCATTAATTCTATTTTTCTCTAATTTAACAGTTGAAATATTATATAACAAACAAGCAAAATCTGTATGTTGTCCTTCATCTCTTGCTATTAAAGAATTACTTGATACTAAACCAGGCATACAAGTTTTTTCATTTGATAAAAAGTTTTTAACCCAAAATATAACAGCAAACATTCCACTAAACATTATTCCTTCAACACAAGCAAAAGCAACTAAACATTCTTCTAATGTAGCATCTTCATCATTTATAAATTTTAAACCCCAATCAGCCATCTTCTTAATACAAGGTATTGTTTCAATTGAATTAAACAAATATTCCCTTTCATCATTATCCTTTATTATATTATTAATCATTTCAGAATAACATTCATTATGAATATTTTCCATCATTTGTTGCCATTGATATGTCATAATAGCCTCTCTAATTGTAATTTTATTTAATAATTTTTCACTTATATTTAAATTAACAATACCGTCAAGATTAGCAAAAAAAGCTAACACCATCTTTATAATTTTTTGTTGGTCTTTATTAAGATTTATAAAATCATCATAATCTTTTGAGAAATCTATTTCTTCCATTTTCCAATAACAAGATTGTTGTGTTTTATACATATCATGTATTTCAGGATATTTTATTTCAGAAATTGAGAACTTTGCATTACTTTCATCGGTTAAAATATTGGTTTTGTTAAGTTTAATGTCCTGGTAATTATCAGTCATATTTCAATATAAGTAATAAATATTTTAATTTTTAATTATACTATATTTTTCAATTTTTATTTAATTTATATTAAAAAAAAAATTGAATTATAATATATAAATTATTATATAACATTAATATGTTTGAAATTATGATTGAAGAATTGAATGAATTTATTACAAAAAATATTGAAAATGATAATATAAATATTAATGAAATAATTAATGATATTAAAGATGGATTAATTGAAAATATGAATATTGAGGAAATATATGAATATTTTGCATTAAAATGTATTTCATATGTTGGTCAAGAACCAAATTTTAATAAAATATCGGTAATTTATATTTTAAAAAAATTATATTTAAATATTGATTTGGAAAATTATGAAAAAACATTAAATTGTTTAATTGAAACAAATACTTTATCTGAAAATTATATTAATTATTGTAAAAATAATATTAATTTTATTAATGAAACATTGAATTTTAATAATGATTATTTAATTAATTTCTTTGGATTAAAAACTTTATTAAGTTCCTATTTATTAAAAACAAAAAATGGAATTATTATTGAAACACCACAACATATGTTTATGAGAGAGGCTATTCAAGTTAATATCAATAAATTAGACAATGCAAAAATTAAAGAAACTTATTATTATTTATCAAATTTATATTATACTCACGCAACTCCAACATTATTTAATTCTGGAACTAAATATCCTCAATTATCATCTTGTTATTTATTACAATGTGGTGATAGTATTGAAGAAATTGGCAAAAGTATTACCGATATGATGAATATTAGTAAATGGGCTGGTGGAATAGGAATTAATTTAAGTGATGTTAGAGGTAAAGGTTCAAAAATTAAAAGTAATGGAGGTAAAAGTGATGGAATTATTCCATTATGTAAAATGATTGAGAGTATGGCAAGATATGTAAATCAATCTGGAAAAAGAAATGGTGCGGTTGCTGTATATTTAGAGCCTTGGCATAGTGATATTTTTTCATTTGTTGATTTAAGAAGAATTACTGGTAATGAATTAGATAGAACAAGAGATTTATTTTTGGGTTTATGGATTCCAGACTTATTTATGAAAAAAGTTCAAACAGAAAAACCTGGTGAAAAGAATTGGTATTTGATGTCTCCTGATAGTTCTCCTGGTTTAACAGATTGTTATGGTGATAAATTTGAAGAATTATATAATAAATATGTTGAAGAAGGTAAGTATATTAAACAAGTTAGTTCTCAAGAATTATATAGAAAAATTTTGGAATCACAATGTGAAACAGGATTACCTTATATGTTATATAAAGATGCTTGTAATAAAAAATCAAATCAAAAAAATTTAGGAACTATTAAGAACTCTAATTTATGTGTATCTGGAAAAACAAATATTATTACTGATAAAGGAATGTTTGAAATAAAAAATTTAGTTAATAAAAAAGTAAATATTTGGAATGGTTATGAATTTTCAGATGTAGAAATTATTAAAACAGGAGAAAATCAATCTTTACATAAAATAGAATTTACAAATGGAGAAGAATTATATTGCACTCCATATCACAAATTTTATATTAAAAATTATGATGAAGAAATTAGAGCAGATGATTTAGAAATTAATATGAAATTAATTGATTATGAAATGCCAGTTATTAATAAAATCGACCACGATAATTGCAAAACTGGATATGTTATTCCAGAAAAAATTCAAACTACTAAAATGAGAATTGAATTTTTAAATGGATTTTTTGATACATTAGAAATAATTAAAATAAATATATATTCAACATTAAAAATTATTAAACAAATTATTAATATGTTAGGTGTTGATTGTAAAATCAATAATAATAAAATAACATTTACACAAAATAATTTAAATAAATTAATTAAATTAGGTTTTAATCCTAATAATTTAAATGAAATTGAAATAGATAATGAAGAAATTAAAATTAAAAAAATTACTAAAAATATTTGTAATGAAGATACTTACTGCTTTAATGATAAAAAAAGACATCTTGGTGTTTTTAATGGAATTTTAAC